GATTAGCATTTAGAGGTAAGGCAGATATCATTCAAGAAGATACTATAATTGATTTAAAGACCTCTGCCGACCTTTCTACATTTCGGTATAGTGCAGATAAGTATTCGTATGATTTACAAGCGTGGTTGTATCTTAAACTATTTAATAAGAATAAATTTGTGTTTCTTGTGGTAGATAAGGCAAGTACTGATATAGGAATTTTTGATGTGAGTGATGAGTTTTTAGCAAGAGGCGAACAGAAATTTAGACAAGCTATAGACAATTATAAATACTTCTTTCAAGAAGAAAATGATTTAGACCAATATGTAATGAGAGGGATATTATGATTAATATCTACAATCAAGACTGTATGGAGGCAATGGCAGGGTTTGAAGATAATCAGTTTGACCTTGCTATTGTAGACCCACCTTATGGGATTAATTTTGCAAAAACACATACAGGAAATGGATGGGTTGTTAGGGAAAACAAAGAATGGGATAAAGAAATACCTAAACCTGAATATTACATAGAGTTATTTAGAGTAAGCAAAAATCAAATTATATGGGGCGCAAATTATATGGTAGAAAACCTACCTCCTTCTATGGGATGGATATTTTGGGATAAGGGTCAAAGAAATTTTAGTCTTGCAGATGGTGAACTTGCTTTTACTTCTTTCAATAGAGCATTAAGAGTTTTTGAAATGGCAAGAGGGGCTCATAAGGCAGAAGATGACAAAACAGGAGGGAAAATACACCCAACACAAAAACCTGTAAAACTATACGAGTGGCTATTAATGAACTACGCAAAAGAAGGAGATAAGATATTGGACACTCATTTAGGTTCAGGTTCAATAGCAATAGCTTGTCATAATTTAGGATACGATTTAGAAGGATATGAATTAGATAAAGATTACTATATTGCAGCAAAGAAACGATTAGAAGAACATCAATCACAATTAAGGATGTTTTAAATGAATAAAAACCAATCTACGTTCTTTATATTAGTTGGGATTCAGTCAATAACCAACTTTAACAGAGTTTTGATTGGTTCTCTGTTTAATTTATGAATAAAGATATAATAGAAGAATTTTATTACCTTGCTCTTACAGATATAGCTAACGGTAGAAGTATAACAGAACTTGAAGAAGCCATAGAACTGTATGAGAAAGCAGAAGAATATGAAGCGTGTGCAGGAATACTAAAAGCAGTACACGAATCAGGATTTATGACAATAAGAGAAATAATTAATAAAGTAAGAAATGACAAAAGAAATAATTAACGAAATAGTTGACCAATACTTTGAATTAAAAATCAACACACCAACAAGAAAAAGACCTTATATTGAAGCAAGAGCAGTATATTATAAGTTATGTAGAGAATTTACAAATCTAACTTTAGAAAATATTGGATGGGATTTTGGTAAGAATCACGCAACAGTTCTAAACGGTATTAGACAATTAGATAATTGGATGAATCACGATTCAAGAATTAAAAACAACTACAAAATTCTTAAAAATAAAATATTCAATATAGAACAAGAAGAAGAAGTAATAGAAATAAACGAAGGTCTTGTATTAAGATATGCTACCCTAAAACAACAAGTAAAGAATCTACAGGAAGCAAATCAAGAACTATGTAAACAACTACAAGAAATAACAGAGAAACACAATCGTAGAGAAAAGTTCTATCAGAAATATGGATTTATAGGTTAACAATGGCAGCAGAACTATTTGAATTGTTTGGATTAATAGGATTTGGATTTGTAATGGGTATAGCATACGCTTTTAACAAAAGGTAATTTTTTTTATTGTATAATTAATTAATTAATGTATTTTAATTATGGATGGTAGAAAAAACAATGGTGGACACTCAACAAAAGGATTTGCAGGAAGGAAACCTAAAAGCGAAGAAATAAAACTTGTAGAAAGATTAAGTCCATTAGAAGATGATGCTTTAGCTGCGTTATCAGAAGGAGTTAAATCAGGAGATATTAAATGGGTTACATTATATCTTAATTATTATCTTGGTAAACCAAGAGAAACTAAAGACATCACAATCAACGAGGACTTACCGTTGTTTATGGAGGATGTAGATTGATGCAGGTTAAAAAGACAATAGCATTTTACAAACTAAAGGAATTACAAAGCAGGATACGAATAGTTAAAGGAGGTACTTCTGCAAGTAAGACCATATCAATACTTTGTTTATTAATCAACTATGCTATCAATAATAGAGGAAAAGAAATAAGTGTAGTATCTGAATCTATACCACATCTTCGTAGAGGTGCTTTAAAAGACTTCTTATCCATCTTAAAGGGTCTTAATAGGTATAATGATAGTCAGTTCAATAAAAGTACCTTAAAATACAGTTTTTCAAGTGGTAGTTATATAGAGTTCTTTTCAACTGACCAAGCAGATAAGTTAAGAGGTGCAAGAAGAACAGACCTGTATATAAACGAGTGTAACAATGTTCCGTTTGATGCTTACACACAATTAGCAACAAGAACAAGTGGAACTATATGGTTGGACTACAACCCTTCTAATTTGTTTTGGGTAGATAAGGAATTAGTAGGACAGCCTGATACGGATTATATCACACTTACCTACAAAGATAACAACGCATTACCTGAAAGTATTGTAAAGGAAATAGAGAAAGCTAAAGAGAAAGCAAAGACCTCAACCTATTGGGCTAATTGGTGGAAAGTATATGGATTAGGAGAAACAGGTAGTTTAGAAGGTGTATGTATTCCTGATTGGAAAGAAATAGATAGAATACCTGAAGATGTTAGATTAATGGCTTATGGTATGGATTTTGGTTATTCAGTTGACCCAACTACATTGATAGCACTTTATAAATGGAACGATGCCTATATTTACGATGAGGTGTTATATAAGAAAGGAATGTTAAACAGAGATATAAGTAGATTCTTAACCGAGCAGGATATAAAAGAAAATATTGTAGCTGATAGTGCAGAACCTAAAAGTATAGCAGAGTTGCAAAGTTATGGTCATAGTGTTTATCCTGTAAGTAAAGGAAGGGATTCTGTAGTATATGGGATTAACTTAATAAACCAAAACGAAATATACGTTACTGCAAGAAGTAAGAACTTAAAAAGAGAACTGCAAGGATATGTATGGTCAAAAGACAAAGAAGGTAACACACTACAAAAACCTACAGGAGAACATCCTGACTGTATAGACGCAGCAAGGTATGTATTAACAGACCAATTAGAGAATCCTAATAAAGGAGAATATTTTATATATTAATTTGTTTTGTTGAAAAAAAGTTTATACATTCGTATAGACAAAGTTTAATTAAAATTACAACTATGGAAAATCAAGAGTACCTATTGTTAAATGAATTAACAAGAAAAGAGAACAGAAAGAACCTATTTAAAATAATATTAGGTGGTGCTGCTTTTGCAGCTTTTGGAATTGCATCAATGTACTTCTTTTTGTACTTTATGCTATGGGCAAACGAAATAAGTGATAAGATAGTTGGAATCATATCCTGAATATTATAAGATGAAAGAAGCCTGTTGGTACGAAAATATCTACGTTGTACAGAAACCAACAAAGCGTGGAGGTTATAAAGGTTCAGATGTTACTTTATACATTGACTACAAAGGTCAAAGTAAAGTAGAAGGAACTGAACTCTACAAACAAAATAGTAATGAGTTGGAAGAAGCAATAGAGAAAGCATACAGATGGGCATATAAAAGATTTATACTTTAAGTTTTTTCATTTGGTTTTTTGTTGATTGAGGGGAGGTAGAAATACCTCCTTTTGTTTTTTATGTATTATACAAACATTTAAATTTGTTATTGTAATTATATAGTTATGAAGATAGAAATAAACGTACCTGATAACCTCAACGAAATAACGTTAGGACAATATCAAAGATTTGAAAAGTTAAACACTAAAGAGAATCAAGATAGTGTATTCCTTTTGCAGAAGATGGTAGAGATATTTTGTGGGTTAGACCTTAAAGATGTAGCTACTATAAAGTATAAAAGTGTACAGGAAATAGTAATGCACCTAAACAAAGTATTTGATACTAAACATTCACTTATACCTACATTTGAATTAGATGGTATTGAATTAGGTTTTATTCCTGTTCTTGATGATATGACTTTAGGAGAGTATGTGGACTTGGATGAGAACTTGGGAGATTGGCAAACAATGCACAAAGCAATGAGTGTTCTTTATAGACCTGTAACATATAAGAAAGGTCATAAATATCAAATAGAAGAATACGCAGGTATCAATGCAGAAGCAATGAAAAAAATGCCTTTAGACATTGTGTTTGGTGCTATGGTTTTTTTTTGGAATTTAAACAACGAGTTAGTGCAAACTATCCTGAACTATTTACAGAAGGAAGCGGAGAACCTGACTACTCAACAGAAGGCAGTTTTGGAAGCAAGTGGGGTTGGTATCAATCAATCTATGGAATTGCTAAAGGAGATGTTACCAAGTTTGATGAAGTTACCAAACTCAACGTACACTCCTGTTTAATGTATTTAGCATTTGAAAAAGATA